TCAGGGAACATACCACTTTCCGATGGTGAAGAAGGTGCGAGCCGAGAATCAAGAAGACTGGAAGCGAAACGAATGGGTCGCGGACATCACAGAGGTTCTTAAGAAAGAGAAATATTTTCGGTGGTTCGATTCGGGTGACATGTATTCGCTGAAGCTCGCTCGAAAGATGCTTGCAGTGATGAAGGCTACGCCCTCGGTGAAACACTGGTTACCGACACGGATGTATAAATTTCCGAAGTTTCAGAAAATTATAGCAGAGATGAATTCGTTGCCAAATGTTGCGGTTCGCAATTCGAGTGATTCGGTCATGGGAGAATTTACACCAGGATTGCATGGCTCGACAATTCTTCCGACTGAACATGTTCCAGACGGGATTACTCTTTGCACTGCGTATCAGAATGGTGGAAAATGTTCTGGTTGCCGGAACTGCTACGATAAGACGATAAAGGTTATCGGGTATCCGCAACACGGTCGTGCGATGAAAAAGATTATCATGATGAAATTGTCGAGAGAGTCGCGCCACATCAGTGTCCGACGAATAACGAATTTTGAAAAATTGGAAATATTATGATAATAACATATAAACAAGAACCAATTCCACACATTATTGTTCATGAGTTTTATGATAAGAAAGAATTATCTAAAATTTGGAAAGAGTTAGAGTTTTTGACATCTCCAGAAAAATTAAAATCACCTGAATTCACTGCATCCGCTGAAAATTTGGAAGGTGTATTTTTAAAAAATAATTTTGGCGTCTTTATCGATAACATTTATACTGATCGATCAACATCAGACATACTAACGATTACAAGAAAACTTTTTGACCCTGCATTCTTACAAGAAATTGAAAAATATCATTGGATATTCAAATATCTCACCAAGTGCAATTCAGATAGACTTTTATTAAGTTATTATCAAGATGGTGGATATTATAAAGGCCATTATGATATGGCCTCATTAACTGTATTGACTAATTTTTTTAAAGAACCAAAACAATTTGATGGTGGTGATTTGATTTTAAATGACTATGATTATACAATTCCGATAGAGAATAATAGAATAATTATTTTTCCGTCAGTTATTGAACACTCTGTGACGTCTGTGACGAATGTTCATGCAAAAAATCAATTATTTGACGGTTCTGGAAGATACACTCTAACGCACTTTATTAGGATGATTTAGGATTTATTATGATATTATTTTGACTGTTCGTAGATTTCGAAATTATCTATAATAATCAATCACTTACGAACAGCCAAAATAACCCTTGACAATTAGCCATGATCAGCTTATAATGATTGCTCAATAAATGAAAAAGGAAACGAAGTGAGCTGGATTCTCGAAGGAAAGCAAGTGGCTGGTAAATATTTTGGTCAGAGTTTTGAAGGTGTTGTGGTTGAAAGTCGTGTTCGCTACGGTGGAAAAGTGTGTCATACGATTGAACTTCATTCTCCGATCGAAATGCGGTGGAGAACCGAACCCGTGTCGCGTATTATCGTGACGCCGGAAGATGACGAAGAATTGGTTGTTCTTTAATTATGGGAATTTATATGAAAAGTGAAAAAGATATCACAAACGAAATAATCGACGAAGCGATGCGTCAGATTATTTCTGGAGTCAATACCAGCTATGTTCTCAGTTTACTCTTGGGGCTATATCAAAATGTGCCCTTGTCTAAAATGAAATCGTTGCTGGATATTGCATATGAAGATGCGATGAATTATAAGAAAGATATGGAGAATGTGTCATATGAGTAAGATGGCGGAATTAGCACTGGAAATCGAAGATATGTATTTCTATGAACATCTGGATATTCCTGAAATAGCAAAAAGGACAGGCTTTCCAGTCGAAGACATCACCGCATATTTCGACGAGATGAAAGACTATGATGAATACGACGAATCTATGGATGGCGATTTTGATTCTGCCATGGCTTCTGCTGGTTTTGGAACTGATGAAGATTATGGTTGTTCGGCTGAGGATATGCTATAATGGAAAAAGAGACAATTTTTGAAGCATTTCTTGGAGCGATATGCGTTATTTCTCTCCCGTTCATAATCTTCTTTATTGGAGCGGCATTTTCATGAAATATTGGATACAGCGACAGAATAAAAATCCGATTGGTCCATTTAAGGAGGCCGAGGACGCGCAGGCGTTCATCGAAAAGCATCGATTAGCGGATTCTAGAATATTTGGAATGGATTCACCTGTTTTAACGCCTGAAAAAGCCGTCTAGACGCTCTCAGAGAGCTTTTTCTGCCCTAGGTAGGGGGTAAGTATCCCCGAATCCTGGATTCTCTCTTAAATCGCGTTCTAGCGGTCATTTTTTCCCTTAATAATCAGTGACTTATAACCCCTTGTTTTTATTGATGTTTTTAAATGACCAAAATAAGCCATAAAAAGCCTTGCCATTTAGCCACGAACCCCTTATACTGGTTGTATGTTAAATGAAAAAGGAAACGAAGTGAGCCAATATACTTTAGTTGAAATTCTGCAGTCGGAATATTCCGACTTTTATAAAGACGTGCATGGTTTTCGTCCGCGCTGGTCCACTGACGAGCAGTGGAATTCTGCGGAGTGGCTGCAGGGTGAGATCGACGGTCTCCACCGTTATCTCGCGGATCTGGATCGCACCGAGGGTGGTCGCGCTCAATTGCGCGAGATGGGTTTCACCACTTCAGACAAGGAAGCAGATCGGGCGATCGCTGAAGAAGATGCACGTGATCGTGCCGAGGAAGATGCCCGATACGCAGAAGCGGATCGCATAGATGCTGTGTTGGCTGAACTGTTGGTCCCGATGTCCGAAGGTGAACAAATTGAAATGGAGATGAAATAATGAAAAATTATATTGAAATTTTGAAGAAAGAACGTGATTTAATTCTTAGTCGTTATGATCAATACGAGGACGGTAACGACTGCTTTGCAGTCGCAAAAGTATTGAGTGATCGTATCGCAGAGTTGGAAGATACACATGAACGAACAGAATCATATACCGTGAAATTGGAAGAAGATGAAAAAACAGGAGATCTTTTGTTACCTTTTACTCCAGAGATTTTGGATGAAGTGGGTTGGAAGATTGGTGATAGTGTCGACTGGAAAGATAATCATGACGGGAGTTTCACTTTGAGCAAAGTTGATAATGTTTGGGTTATGGTCGATACAGTCCTTACCTATCGTATGCGTTACTGTGTGCAAACACCAGTCACAAATCCAGAGTATGCACTGGATGACGTGACAATGGAAACTGCAAAAGAGTTTTCACAATTACCGATTGGTGAGCATATTGTTTCTCATCGAATTGTCTCGGAGGAAGAAGCAATTACGATGTGTGATGTTGATAATGACTATTGCAAAGAATGGACTTCCGAAAAAAAGATTGAAGTGTTTTTTACTAAAGAAGGTGAGGAGATTAATCTATGAAGCGTAATGAAAAAATGAGCATGTTGACTGATCTTTTGAAAAAAGGAAACAATCGATTCACTGTGGATGAATTAGTTAAAGCTGCTGGATCTGAGCGTGTCGCGCGAAGTTCTATTTGGCTATCACGTCATGATGCCGGAATTAAACTAGAAGCAGTTCGTGATGGTGGTCGAAAAGTAATTGCATATGTCAATTTGACACCACAGCCAGTCGAACAGAAAGTTATCGCAAAACCAGAACCAGCTAAACCTGTATCTCAGCGATTCGAGGATGTAATGCGATGATTACATATCCAAAGAATTGTATAATTGGAATATGCGGTTCAATTGGATCTGGGAAAGACACGGCTGCTGACTATCTGGTTGAACATCATGAATTCACCCGATTATCTTTTGCGTCTGTTTTGAAAGACGCATGTGCAGATATATTTGGGTGGGATCGTGAAATGTTAGAAGGTAAGACTTCTGAAGATCGTAAGCTCAGAGAAAACGTAGATGAATGGTGGGCAAGGCGTTTGAAAATTAAAAACTTCTCTCCCAGATACGCTCTCCAATATGTTGGAACCGAATTATTTCGTGACGTTTTGCATAAAGATATATGGGTATTTGCATTAGAAAATAATATTCAGAAATATGATCGTGTTGTAATTTCTGATGTTAGATTTCCAAATGAAATAGAGATGATCAAAAGTTTAGGTGGTCATATATGGTCGGTTCATCGCGGAGAAAAACCGACATGGTATGAACCAATTCAAAATATTTTATTTAATTGTACTTCTAATGAACAAGCAAGAGAAGATATCAATTTAAAATATCCAGACGTTCATGAATCCGAATGGGCGTGGATTGCAACTGAATTAGATTATATAATTCCGAACAATCATAGTGTTCTTGATTTCTATGAAAAGGTTCGAACAGGTTATTCTAATATAAGACTAATGCCTCCTCTTCCAATTTTTAAATTATTTTAAAATCATTTGGATATTTGAGATGGATCCATATCAATACGGTTATTATGAATACAATAACATAAAAAGCACAAGCAAATATCAAATAATGAGATTATGCCCTAATCCGCATCGAGTGATTTGGCACTATCATGATGATCTTTTTAATTCGTTCGATTGGACAAAAGAACCAGAAGAATCTATTGACATTCTTTATAAAAATCGATGTGAACAATTAAGATCATCTTATGACTATATTGTCTTAATGTATAGTGGTGGTTCTGATAGTAATAATATACTGGATACATTTGCAAAGAACAATATTCATCTAGATGAAATTTGTAGCCATATTAGTTATGAAGGTTCCGGAACTATAGAAACCTTATTAAATAACGAAATTCTTATGCGTATGGGTAATCATGGAGCAGTAGAAAAGGCGGAGAAATATATTAAACAATACAATATGAACACAAAGTTTAGATTGTATGATGTAACACAAAATACATTAAAACTCTATAATAATTTCGACTTTGATTCCAATTATTTTATTAATAATGCTGGTATATCTTACACACAATGTAAACCAAAAGCCGGAACAATTATGGAGACTGGTGTCAAAGAATGGATGAATATGTATACATCAGGAAAAAAAATATGTTTTCTTTGGGGGAATGATAAACCACAAATATGTGGAATAAATGATATATTTCATTTTGAATTTTGTGACTATATTGATCAATCTTTTTCTATAAAAGGTGTTCTTAATAATGAAATGAATGCTGTTGATGAATTATTTTATCGTGGCCCAAATGAACAATCGATAAAAATTATGATAAAGCAAGGACATATTCTTAAAAGATATTTTTCTAATTTCGCTGCTCGACTTTTTCTTATTAAAAAATATAATAAATCGTATTCTAATGAACAAATATATCAAAATGAACTATTTTCCAATTACATCTATAGAGCCCATGGAGTAGAACATAATTGCAGATTAGGTAATGATGAAATAAGAAGATTGATATATCCTAATTGGAAACCCGAAGATGAAATATTAAATAAAAAGCCATTTAGTAATTTTTTAAATGATAAGGATAAATGGTTTTGGAATAGCAACATGGAATCAAAAAATAAATACTTGAGTAGTTTAGAAAGTTTTACAAATTCAATTCAACCTGCTTGGATAAAAAATAAATCACAATTTGAAAATAAACAATATGTTAACAAGATATTGTTTTTGAAGAAACAATATAGGATACAATAATATAGAACTTATGCAACCCCTTCCAATTTTTAAAGAATATAAAAATGAATAGATTCGTATTAGATCAAAATCCTTTGTTGGCAGCACAATATCATTGTGATAAACATGTGGTAAAAATGATTCTTGAAGAAGCTCAGATGCTTTCTACTGCTCATCGTATTCTTGATGGCGTATCTGAAGTTTCGTCTACTAAGACTGGACGGAAGATTACTAGATGGCGCGTGAGCGACTCGCGCGAGGATAGTCTATATAAAGCCTCGCATGTCAATCATCCATGCACGATATGGTGCCGTGCCACAAATTCGAATTACGAATGGGGCTACTCTTTATTTATAAATCTTTGTAAGGAATATACGAGTCGTTACGGAAGAACTCACATGACGGAAACTAAATTATTGGATATATTGAAATATACACCAAAAAATATTCCACAAGGCCCTTTGACTAAATTTCCACAGGCGATGCCCGACGACTGTAAGACGGAAGATTCTGTAGAAGCGTATCGGAATTATTATTTATATCATAAAAAAAGAATTGCACGATGGACAAAAAGAAATATCCCAGACTGGTTTCTAGAAGAGGAGTTAGCTAAATAATATTATGCCTACATACACTTTCCGCGATACAATAACAAATGTCGATGAAGACATTTTTATCAAATATTCTGAGATAGAATCCTATCTCACAAATAATCCTACTAAGATTAAGATCGTGACATCACCAAGCATTATCTCTGGTGTCGAAAGTGGTAGAAATAAACCTGATGAAAATTTTCGCGATATCCTGAGAACAATTAAAAAAAATAATAGAAGGAGCACGATCAATACATTTGATTGATAACGACTCTTTCATTAGCCCTGGGAGAAGTAAATGCAAGCATCCGTCCATTTCTTTGAAAATTCTGTTGAATCCAAAAAAAGGTTAAGAAAAAGAATTACAGAAGCATCTACAAATTTTTCGCTGCTTAAAGTAGACCCGATAACGGAGAATCAAAGAAAGACGTTCGAAGCATTTAGATCAAATAAAAATTTAATGTTGCACGGAGTTGCAGGAACTGGTAAAACATTTATATCATTATATCTTGCATTAGAGATAGCATTGCTTAGTAAGAAGAATCAGCCGATAATGATTATTCGTTCGGTTGTACCGACAAGAGATATCGGATTTCTTCCGGGCACCCTAGAAGAAAAAATTGCAGTATATGAACAACCATATCAGTCATTATGTTCTGAATTGTTCCATTTAAAAAACGCTTATTCTGAATTAAAGAAAAGAGGATTCGTAGATTTTTCAACAACTTCATTCCTTCGTGGTTTAACTTTCCATAACACAACAATTGTTGTTGATGAATGTCAGAATTTAAATTTTTCAGAATTAGATACAATCATGACACGATGTGGAGATGGATGTAGAATTATATTTTGTGGAGATTTTAGACAAACCGATTTGAATAAGCACGATGAACGTGAAGGTCTTACCAAATTTATGAATATAGTGAATTCTATGAAGAGTTTTCAATTTGTAGAATTCACTAGAGAAGATATTTGTCGATCTGAACTTGTGAAAGAATATATTAATGCAAAACTTGATTTCAACATACTTTAAACATGATCTTGTTTCTCTTCCAGAGATTAAAGCGACTCAAACTGAACAGGGAAGATTTTATCTTGGATCCGGTGGACAGAAATATGCATCGGTAACAACTGTTCTTGGTCGAAGAAAAGAAAAGAGAAAATCTCTGGCTGAGTGGCGCTCGCGCGTAGGAAACGAAAACGCCAACAAGATTTCTGGAAGGGCATCTAGACGAGGAACGTCTGTTCATAAATTAGTCGAACGATTCGTTATGAACGAGGAGATAGATCCACGTAAAGAAATGCCACTAAATATTGAAATGTTTAGATCTCTTGAACCAATTATAACAGAAAATTTGAAACTTGTTCGAGCAGTAGAAATCGGACTGATATCGGACACACTGAGACTGGCAGGAAGAACAGATGTAATCGGAACATGGAAAGAATCTAATGCAGTAATCGATATTAAAACTTCTACTCGCGTTAAAGATGAATCATATATACTTGATTACTTTTTACAGTGTACAGCATATGCAATAATGTTCGAAGAAGCTACTGGTATCAAAACTGATGATATTGTTATTGCAATAGCTGTAGAAGATGATGAGCCGCAAATTTTCGAGAAAAAACGGGAGGAATATGAGCCAATTCTAATGGATTTTTTGAAAGAATATAATAAATAGATTACTTGTCAACGAATCTATTGTTTGAGCGTTATATATAGTTGACATTCGTCTTTTAATATAATCACTATGGAGTTGCCTATGAAATCAATTTTCGCATTTCTAATCACTGTGTTTGCTTTGCAAGTTATCGCTGCAGATGCTCCAAAAGTAGAAGCAAAGAAAGATGCTCCAAAAGTAGAAGCAAAGAAAGATGCTCCAAAAGTAGAAGCAAAGAAAGATGCTCCAAAAGTAGAAGCAAAGAAGTAATTTATATAATATTCCAGTCAGCACTGTGGACAAGACAAGACTAGAACAAAGTTCGAATCCAAACTGGAATTTGATATTGCTGTATGAAGTGAAGTAAAAGTTGTTCTGGACGCGGGGGCAGTACCCGCCCAGTCCACCATAAATTACATTGGCACGAAAGTGTTAAGAGCTGAATTGTATCAGACACTCAATGTAATTTATAATGGGCTGGAAATAGTTTCGACAGGGCATACGAGTAGCGGAACAGACAGCACGTCAGGCGATCGACGTAAATGAAGCAAAACTCTAAATGCAAACGACGCATTTTACAATGAAGATCTTCGCCTAGCGGCGTAAACTTCACGAGGATTTGCAGATTGTTCCTTGTCATCAAAACAATCTGCTTTTCATTCAGCATTCCCAATCATATAGAAGACAGGTCTGATTTTGTCCAAAGAAGAGGAGGAAAAACAATATGAAATATTTGATCGCGTTTTTAGTAGGTGTTGTTTTCGCAGTATCTGCAGTATCGGCACAAGAAACTTTTACTGAAATAAACTCTAAACATATAGAGTGCATGGCCAAGGCAATATATTTTGAGTCAAGAAATGAACCACTGGCTGGACAACTAGCTGTAGGTCTTGTTGTAAAGAATAGATCTATGAGCGATATATTTCCGAAGGATATATGTTCAGTTGTTTATGAAGGCGTTCATGATGCGAGAGGTATACCAATTGTAAATCAATGTCAATTCTCATGGTATTGTGATGGCTTACAGAAAAAAAAATTAGATATGGTGCATTGGGAGCGTGCATTATCTTTGGCTAAAGTAATTTTGATGGGTAAGATTTTCGATTTTACTGAAGGTGCATTATTTTTTCATAGTATATCTATAAATCCAAGATGGAATTTAAAAAGAATTGGATCGATAGGTAATCATATTTTTTACAAGAGAATTTAAATAACCTTGACAATTAACTCGAAATAGTATATCATGACTATAATAACAACAATGGAGTAGAGTTTGGAAAAATCTAAAGAACTTAGTGAATTGAATTTTATCACACAAGAAAAATTTCTTGATCTAGTTGAGAAATATGTTAAGACAAAAAATATTTCTTATATGGAAGCGATCGTATACGTTTGTGAAGAAATTAAATTAGAATATGAAAGTGTTCCTAAATTGATCAATATCAAAATGAAACGATTGATCAAGAACGAAGCACTATCCAATAACATGTTGAAGAAGAAAAAATCAGCGAGATTACCAATTTAATCATGGAAGGCAAAAAAGCATATACCAGATATCTTGCGTTGAAGCTACACTTCACGACAGACTATGATTATTTTCGTTATGGTGGAAAGACTCGCACAATGACGAATGAATCTTTCGAAAAAAGAAAAGACACATTCTTTTTTCGAAAAATAGAAAGACGATACAACGACCAAGAATTGACAGATTTTTTCGTTTCTAATTTTGTCGACAATAATAAAACAAAATGGATCGGAGAATTATCAAATATCGATGCCGAAAAAACTTACGCGAATTGGAAGAAAAGAATTCAATCATTTTCGTATATGTTTGAACAGGATTTGTTGATTGCGAAAGACAAACTTCATACAGCTAATCCTGCAGAACTTTGGGAATCCGTAGCGGGCGCGCATCCAGAAATTCTGAAATTATATCTTGGTAAAAAAATAAGTATTGAAACACTTATTGGATCAAACATTGTTTTAAATTATCTACCAAAATGGGATCGTGAAATAAAGGACTCCATTATCTGGCCAGATGTAAGTAAGTCTATT